CGCGCGATGGCCGCGCAGCCGCGACAATATTCGGGCCCGCTGCCGAAATGCCATGCGGCGCGGGCCCTTAGCCGTTTCCCTCGGCGGCCACGGCAACGACTGGTGAGGTTGCGCGGTCCCAGAAGGCTGCGGCTATATCGTCCAGATCCATCAGGCGTTCCACCGCATCGGGGGAAAGCGGCAGGGGTTTGCCGGCGGTATCGCCGATGCCTTCCCAGGCGAGGACGGCGTGGCGGGCCAGCGCCTTGACCAGGAAGGCGAAGGCCAGGCCGCGGGCCATGTCGGGGTCTAGCTCCGGTTCCGCCGCCCGGAGCGCGCTGAGGCGACGGGCGGAGGCTGCCTGGGCGGCGGCCATGACGGCGGTAGTGACCGGGCGGATTTCCACGCGGACGCCGCGTGGGAGGGCGAGCCAATAGGGGCTGGTCGGGAGGTCGAGGGTGAGCATGGGGTCATTCCATCTGCGTAATCGTAGGGGTGGCACCCGCTGCTCCAACCGGAGGCGGCGAGCACGGAGTCGGCCAGTTTGGCACGGAACAAATAAGTTACGCCGCTATGCGAAGATCAGGGGCGTCGCTAACCAACCGAGGACGAAGGCCGCTTTCGGCCAGAAGCGGGCGTTAAGCTAGTGGGGCGGACGGATGCCTGAAGATGGGCCGTGACCGGACTGACGGCTCGTCGAGGCCACTGACGACATCAAGTCGGTCGCAACTAAGCCCCTTGGAAGCATGCCCTACTGCCCAAAAACACAGCGATCAAAGGCAGCAAGCGTGAGGCAGTGGAGGAAATTTCGTCCCACGCTGACTTGAACAGGCGAGCCTATCGACACTGATGCAGCGGAGCGGCTAACAATCGCTGCATGGCAAGGAAATACGGCAATTGGACAGTCCAGGGCGAGCGCTTCGCAGAGGGCGGTCAAGGCGAGATCTACCGGGTCACCAATGCGACCGAGACACCGTCCGGCGTCTGGTTGCTAAAGCGCCTGAAGAATCCGCAGCGGCAGGAACGCTTCGCACGCGAGCTGGAGACGCTGCAGCGTCTTAATGGCATCAAGAACGTTGTTCAAGTGCAAGAATGGGGTGCATCCAAGGGCGAGACCATAGATTACTACGTGATGGAAAAAGGCGATGGCTCTCTCGAAGATATGGCGCCCAACTCTGGATATCCGCCGGAACTAGCTATTTCGTTATTCGGTCAGATACTCGACGGCGTCGAGGCCGTCCATCAGGTTCCGGCTCTACACCGCGACCTTAAACCCGCCAATATCATCCTGTTCGGCGACATCGCGAAGATCGCCGATACGGGCCTTGCGCTGCTGGTCGACAACCCCCGCATCACACCGACCGATGAGGTGGTCGGTCCCCGATTTTACATGGCTCCGGAACTGGAACACGGCCGCAACCTCAATGTCGACGCCAGCGCCGACATCTATTCGCTCGGCAAGATACTTTACTGGTTGCTCTCTGGAGGAGTGCATCTGCCGCGCGAGCGTTACCGCGAGCCGAAATATCACTTGGCCCGAACCAAGGCGCCATCGTTGGGAGTGTTCGACAGTGTGTTTGAAGTCACGCTCACACAGCAGAACAGAGCACGTTGCAGAGATGTCCCGCAACTACGCGAGGTCTTTGACAAAGCGGTCGCGGCGTACTGCGATCATCCGGACAAAGCGCTAGGTACGTTGCTCGCCGGGTCTGGAGAATCCGTGGTGGATAAGCTTGCCGGAGCGGACAGTGCGATCGGAAAGGCATTTTTTGAACGGATCCAGCTAGACTTGGTCGCCGCCACTCCAGACGAGCTGATGAGCCTGATGGAGCACGACGAGGCACTAATCGAGAGCAAGAACATTGTGCTTCTCGAGAAGCCCGGGCGGCTGTCATCTGAGCAGCTCGCACGTGCAGCGCGGCTCTGTTTCTCGAGCGAGCGGGCGATCGGTTCGCTCACCCTCATGTTTGGTGTCGGCCGTGAGCTGCTGCAAGCCATTACGGAGGCGGCGCTAGCCTCGAATGATTTTCGTGCATTGCAGCTGATGGCTGAGCATTGGAACTGGTCGCACGAAGATCTCCCACTGGCGCATAAGTTGATCGCTGGCTTCGCCCCTCCCAAGCGACTCCCCAGCAAGCTTATCACCGCTCTTTCAATAGCAAGTATTTCCAAAGATCTCGGTGACGTCCTGCTGCGCGGCATTCAGGAAAATCCCGGTGACGATGAAGTGGTCAAGCTCGCGATCTGGGGCTTAGCCAGCTCATCCCATCCCCAAACGGAAGAGAGAGTGCTGCAGGCCTTCGCCGCCGTCCAGGCCGCACCAGCAATCCTAAGGGACGCTGTGCTCACCGCTGTCATGCACAAGCACGGGGCAACGGCCTGGTCGCGTTTCGCAGCGGATCACGAATGCCCTGATGATCTCGCTAAGATGGCTCAGATGATGATCGATTTGAGTATTCGGGCTCGCGAGCGCATGGATGACGAGGACAGTGCGGCTGACGAGGACGCCTGAATCGCCCGTCCTCCCGATCGCGGAACCAAAAAGCCGTCATCAAGACGGGGATGCGGGCTCACCCATACTCCGTCCCCACAAGCTGATTCCTCAACACGACCGTCATCATCCGCCCCGCTGTCGCGTTGAACGCCGCCCTGAAATCAAAGCTCGCCTCCACCCCTGCCGGCCCTTCGATCGGCGTCTTGGCCAGCGCGAGATAAACCTCATGCAGCGTGATCGTCAGGCTACGATTGGCGTCCATGGTGAAGGCCATGGCGAATTCCGCTGGCGTGCCGCCCTGCGCCTGCGCCAGCAGCACCGTATTCTCAAACCGCACCGTGATTTGCCCGGTGCAGCGCGCAATACCGGGGTCCACACCCTCCACCTTCCGGTCAGCGCGGATGGTGCGCACCGTCTCCATGCCATTCGAAAAACTGATCCGCGCGCCGGTCACTTGCGCCAGCGCTGCTCCGGCGCGTGTGATGGAACCCTGCGCCTTGTTGAAGGCCGTAAACGCCGCGCCGCTTGGCGTGCCGCCGGAACTCGCCGCACCGCGTAGCGACCCCTGGCCCAGCAGCCCAATCGTCGCGCTGGCAGCACCGGTGGGCGTGAAATCCATCTCCAGCGTATCGGCACGCACGCCCGTGCACACATCGAAATTCGGCACATCGGGATAGCCGATTTCGATGCTGTTGGAAGGCAGCGCCGCAAGGCCCGAGGCAAAGCTATGGATGAAATTCGGGCTGGTGCCGCTTGTGGTCGGTGGGCCGAACAATAGCCGTAGCCAATGCCCAAAATTGATCAGATCAATCGGCACCACCACCTGGCCTGCCACCGTGACCGTATCCAATAGCGGCGCACCAGTATCGCGATTGCCGCCAATGCCAATCACATCCGCATCAAGCAGCGGCTGCTCCGCGCCCAGATTGCAGGACAGAAAGGGCATGCGTCGCCAATTGCCACTTGGCGCGGTGCCATAGCTGGCCTCGGGAATCATCAGCAGGCGCGCATTCGCGCCAATGGCACGGGGCATGGGGTTTCTCCTGAAGGGCGATCAGGCCAGCGGTGAGCCGGTGGCGGTAAAGAACAAGGTGACAGGCAGGCTCGCGGCACGCGCACTGGCCGCGCCTTCGAATTCGACATCCTCGATATCTGCGCTGCCGGGCTGCGCCCATTCCACCGCGCCACCCAGCATGGGGTCGGCAGTGATAGCGGCGGCGATGGCGACCAGCAGCGCATCTAACAGCGCATTATCCGCCGCCAGCACTTCGATTTCTGCGCGATGTTCAATCGCATAGGCCAGCGGCGAGAGGATTGGCGTTTCCGAGACACTCTCCCCATCGCGCAGCACCACCAAGCCACCTTGGGGCAGGCGCTGCGGGACGGTTTCATTGCGGCGTATCACGGGCGCCGGGTTGCGCGCGGCCAGGCTGGCGTTCAGGCGCGCGAACAGGGCGGTCAGGGCGGCTTCACGCAGGCTCATCGCGGCCTCCCTGCCTCGGCGGCCCAGGCCGCCACAAAACGCCCGGGCAGGCGACGCAGACCACGCTCTGCCGCGCCCTTTACGTTGAGCCGCTTGGTGAGCTTCACCTGCGGCAGCAGCAGAAACATCGGCACCATGCCGCGCGCGAGCAGCCCGCGCGCCCAGGCCTCTCGGCCACGGCGATGGGCGGTGCCGATTTCTGTGATGCCGCCGGCAATCAACCGCAGGCGCTGGCGCCGCCGCCCGGCCTGTTCCCCGGCGCGGAGTGGCAGGCACCAGACAAAGCCGCGCCCGGATTTGAAGGGCCGCAGAAAAGCCTGGCCCGAGGCCACCATTTGCGCCGGCGTCACGCGCATGCCTTTCTCGCCCCGCCCGCGCCTGCCACGCGCGGCGTTAAAGCCGGTGGGGATAGCGAGGAATTTACGGCCGCCCTTGGCGCGGATCAGTGCGCCGCGCTCAAAGGCATCAATCACCTTGGGGACCTTGGTGAAGACCAACCCGGCAGGCCGGAGAGACTGGCCCGTGCGCGGAAACACCATGGACCGCCAGGCATTGGCGATGCCGCGCGCATTGCCGGCAAAGGCGGTGGTGACCTGCTGGCGGAGTTCGGCTTTGACCTCGGCGGTCTCGGTGCGGATCGCGGCCATGGCGGCGCGTTCGCCCGCACGTACTTCTTCAGCCAGCATCTTGCGAAGATCGCCGACAAGCTGCGCGCCAAGCCTCATGCTGTTTGCCTATCGCTGGCAAAAGACGCGCCAGGCGGTGCCGGTGGCGTCGCGTTCGGCGTGGCGGACGGTGAGCACTTCGCCGCCGATCGAGAAACTATCGCCCGCCGCAAGGTCAGGCAGGGTGGCGATGGCGAGGGAGAGAATATCGCTGGCTGAGATCACCTCTGTCCCGAAAGCATCCGCCATGCGATCGGGCGAGGAACGCAGCACGCGCAGGCTGATCGGCGCGCCGATGCCGCCCTGGCGATACTCAGCATCACAGCCAAGATGTGGATCGGCGATCAGGCTTGCCATGGCGGTATCGAAGGCGCTCATCGCCTCAGCACTTCGACAATGCGTGGCAGCGTCTTTTCGGCAGAACGGCCAATGACGTAACCACCCAAACCAATCTCGACGATGTTCCACAATTTAAGCGCCTCGGCGTCACTGATCCCCGGCGCCGACCAGCCGAGCCAGCGTGCGACGATCAACAAGCCAAAGGTCAGCATCAGGATTGGCCGCCAGCAGGCAGCGAGCCAATGTTCCGATTGCGCCTCAGCCTTGATGATATCGGCGGCGGCCTTTTCCAATTCGCCCGCGCGCGCGAGAAGGGCGGCATTCAGTTCCGCTTCGGCCCGCTGCCGCGCCTCGGCATCGGGGAATAGGCGTTTCAGCGCATCGCCCAGGATCGGCACCAGCGCGGGCAGCAATGCGCCGATCATGGGTATTTCCCCCGGTCCAATTCGAAATGCGGCCCATCGGGAAAGCCTGGCCAATCGCCACCCCAGGTAATCGCCACGCCAAGCTTTTGCGCGGCACCCTTCATGGCGCTGGCGAGTTGCGCATACAGAGGCCATGTGTGGACGACCCCCACCTCGCAAGAGGTAATTTCGGATCTGACGTTGTATCGGTCGGGTGCAGCCATGTGTCCGGCCTGTTTAATGCGGCAC